GGACGACATTCGCGCATGGTACGGCGAACTATCGACCGCGAATCAGATCGCACTCAACCTAACATTCACGCTCGGCGGCCTTTACGCCGCTATCAAACTCATGACGATCGTCGGGACTATCCGCACGGCCTTCGTCGGATTCACCGCCGCGCTCAATAGCACCTCGATCGCCGCACTCGGCGTCGGCGCAAGTTTCACCTCAATGGCAGGCCTTATCGGTCTCGCCGTCGGAGCGATCACCGCGTCGCTCTATCTGCTCTCTCAAGAAAACTTCGGCGTCTTCAAGGGAATGGCGAACGCCGCGATCGACTTCGCGAACGTCGTCATCGACGTATTCAACGCAGTCGCCAAGAGTGCCGCTCAATGGGTGAACCTCATGATCGACGCGATCAACCTTCTCAACCCGTTCGCAGACATCCCGAAGTTCGACGTCGGAGACGTCATCGGCAACATCGACTTCAAGTTCTCCGGCGTATTCGAGGAAGGGCCACGGATGGGCGGAATGCGGCTCGGCGCGATCCCCGACCGTCTCGACATCGCAGGCATTACCCGCGGCGGCGGCAACCTCCCGACCACACCTCCGACCCCGACCGGCGGCGGAGCCGGTGGAGGCGGCGGCGGTGGAGGCGGTGGAGGCAGCGGCGGTACGACGATCAACGCCGGGACGGTCAACTTCGGCTCCCCGATGATCGACTACACGGCCCTCGGACGCACCGAATCCGCCTTCCTCGCAGACATGGCACTCGGCGGCGTACCTACCGGCCTCGAGTACCTCTCCGCAGACCTCTCAGAATCCGCACGACTTGCAGACGCCGCACTCATGAACCCGCCCGAAATCAACATCACCGTCAACACCGTCACCGCCGACGAAAACCTCCCGACCGTCATCGTTGACGCCCTACAGAGATACAACCTCATCTACGGCCCCGCCGAGATCGAGATCGCCGTCTAGACCATGCCCGCGACACTCGTCTCGGGAGGGACGTACCTCTTCGAGATCGACACCGGCTTCGGCGACGGCTTCACACTCGACGACACCCAACAAGGCATCCTCAACGGGACGACATACGTCCTCGACGGCGTCGACTCGTACTCGGACATCTCGTCGCAAGTGCAGACCGCGCGCATCTTCCGAGGCCGACGCAACGATCTCGAGTCGATCCAACCCGGGACGCTCGTCATCAACGCGATCGACCCGGCCCGTAACTTCGACCCATACAACGAGGACTCGATCTACTACGACGAGTTCGACGACACACCCGGCCTCTCACCGCTCCGTCAGATCCGGATCTCACGGAACGGCGAGTACCTCTACAAGGGTCGCGTCGTCGACTTCGCCTACTCGTACGGATCGAAGCCGGGAGAGTTGCCGCGGGTCGTCATCACTTGCGCCGACGACCTCTTCCTCCTCGCGAACACCCGTCTCTCGGCGTTCACACCGTCGGCGGAACTCTCCTCCGCACGAGTGACCACGATCCTCGACCGGCCCGAGGTTGACTACCCGGCGGCGACTCGAGACATCGAGACCGGCACGACGACGCTCGGCGCGTACGCGATCGCCGAAGGAACCTCCGCGCTTGAGTACCTTCGCAAGATTCAGACTGCCGAGCAGGGACGCCTCTTCGTTTCCCGGGACGGAGACCTCGCGTTCGATGCCCGGATCGGCAACACGCTCTCGGGGCCGTCCGTCACGTTCTCCGACGTCGCCGGGTCGGGCGACACCCCGTACCGTGGCCTCGGAATCGACTACTCGACGGAGGACGTCATCAACCGGGTCGTCGTGCAACGCACCGGCGGAACGGCTCAGACGGAAGAGGATCTCGCGTCGCAGGCTCTCTATCAGATTCAGGCCTACACGATCACCGACTCGCTCCTCTCCACCGACGCACAGGCCGACGCGCTCGCTCTCTACCTTCTCGCACCGACCCCGGAGCCGCGCTTCTCGTCCCTCGTCGTCGACCTCTACCCGCTCGACACCGGGGACAAGACCGCCGTCGCGGAACTAGAGATCGGCGACACGGTTGAGATCACCAAGTCGTACGCCACCGGGTCACCGGCAACCGTCACCGAGGAACTCGCAGTCGAGGGAATCGAGCATCTCATCTCAACTGCAGGCCACACGGTCACTGTCTACACGGCCCCGACGACCGTCATCTACGCTCTTCTCCTCGATGACGCGGTGTTCGGTATCCTCGACGCCGACAACGTCCTAACGTAGAGAGGCTAGGATCTAGGCACTATGGGCGCGAACGCACAGACCTCAGTCCCCACGTTCACGGCGGGACAGGTTCTCACCGCCGCACAGATGAACGACTCGGCGCGTACGGGCGTTCCCGTATTCGCCGACACGACGGCGCGCGATGCGGGCTTCGGTGGCACGGGAGAAAAAACGCTCGCCGAAGGTCAGTTGTGCTATTTGGAATCGACCAATGTCGTGCAGTATTACGACGGCGCGGCATGGGCAACGGTAGGCCCAACGAGTCCCGGAGGACTTGTCCGTGTCGGCGGCACATCGTTTAGCGCGGTCGCGTCGGTTTCGTACGACAACGTCTTTACATCAACCTATGAAAACTACCTAATCGTGGGCTATGCCACCGGCACAAGTCCGGCACTCACAATGCGAATGCGCGCGTCAGGAACCGACAACTCATCAAGCAACTACGTTTTCGTTCGCGCGAACATTCAGGAAACTACAGGATCATGGGGATTTACGGTGTCCAATGGCGCACAAACCTCATGGAGCCTCGGAACTACAAACTCAATGCAGTTCTCGCTCACCATGTTCGCACCACAAGCAACCCGCGCAACCGCATTTGAGGGAACCACAAACTTAGGCACGGGAACCGGGAACTACCCTTTACAAGTAAACGGCGGCAGTCTGACCGTGACCACATCATACGACGGATTCACTCTTCTCGGTTCTGCCAACATTACCGGGCGAATCGACATCTACGGAATGAGCAACTCATGATCTACAAAACCAGCGTCAACGGCGAAACACGCGAGATGACGCCAAGCGAGGCCACGCAGTACGAGATCATGCTTAGCGAGATCGCGGTATTGCAAATCGCAGAGAATGAAAAGATCGCAAACCTTACATCGGCAAGGATCAAACTCGCCGCGCTCGGACTGACCGAAAAAGAGATCGCGGCACTCATCGGCTAGTAGCCTCGGAGCGCATGGAACGGCTCCGCACATTCGCTCGCAATAATCCCGTCAGAGTTCAAGCCTTCGTCACCTCGGCACTACTGTTAGCCGCGTCCGTATGGGACGTACCAGCGGAAGCACTCGCGACGTTCGTTCTCGCCGCGCTCGGCCTCGGAGAGTTCACACAGAGAGTCGAGAACCTCAAGACCGCCGAGGCATACCGCGACACCTTTATCGAGAGCGACGAGTGAACCGTGCGACCCGTCAAGCGGGTCGTCCTGCCCGCCGACCTCACAAACGCTAAGAACGGGCAACTACGACCGAACCTCCTCCGAGCGATCCGACCGCTAGGCCAACTCCATCACCTCGCCGCCGACGCCTACCATGCGATGCGCGCCGCGGCGCTCGCCGACGGCATCCGACCATTCAAGCCGACCTCAAGGGCCGACACCTACCGCACCTACCAAGAGCAAGTCGCTCTCTTCACCTCCCGGTACACGATGACCCCGCTCCCGGGCCGTCCCTCGAAGGTATGGGAGGGCCGTAGATGGTGGCAAAAGCCGAACACGGCAGTCGCCGCCGTCCCCGGAACCTCGAATCATGGCCTCGGCCTCGCCGTCGACATCTGGTCGGCGTCCGGGGAGCGTCTCGACTGGCTCGAAGGGAACGCACTCACCTACGGATTCTCGTGGGAGTTCACCTCCGGCGCGGAACCGTGGCATCTCCGCTACTACCGCGGGGACGACATCCCGCCCGCCGTCGCCGACTGGAAGAACGCCCGATGAACACCGCGATCACCGTCGCCCTCATCTCCGGGATCGCGACCCTCTTCGCCGCGATCCTCCCGGCCCTCCTCGTTCAGAAGGCCCGCAAAGAAAACTCCGCCGACCACGGCAAAGTCTCGTCTAGGCTTGACCGCATCGACGACCATCTCGGCGTCGTGGAGGCGGAGGTTCGTAACGTGGCACTAGGCCTCGACACGCACCTCCTCGAACACAAGAGGAGCGAGTTAGAGCATGGGAATCCTAGACGAGTTGGAGACGCATAAAAGCAAGACTCAAGCACTAATCGAGTGGCTCGAGAGCCGTCCGAAAGACGAACAAGCCGAGTGGATGGAAGCGATGCTCGCGACGCACCGCTTCTCGAACGCGGCGATCGCACGACTACTCATCAAGCGAGGATTCGACGGCTACACGCTCCGAAGCCTTGAGAACGTCGTCTACCGCTACCGCGGGAGCCTCAAGTGACGATCGGCGACGAACTCAACGAAGCGCAACGCCTCGAAGACCTACAAGCCGCACTCGCTCGCGCGCATCGCAAGATCGCCGACGAGAAGAACAGAACCGACGAGATCGTCAACGCCATCTACCGCGCCGCGAAAGACGCCGCGCTCGCGATGCCACGACCGAAACCGCTCCTCGCACCGAAGGACAAGCGGAAGGGACGTCCCGAGGTTGCGCTACTTCACGCGACGGACTGGCAACTCGGCAAGCGCACCGTCGACTACTCGATGGAGGCCTGCGCCGAACGCATCGACCGCTACGCGACAAAAGTGCTCCGAATCACCGAGATCCAACGGAAAGACCATCCCGTCCGGGAGGCCGTTCTTATGCTCGGCGGAGACATGGTCGAGGGAATCGACATCTTCCCCGGTCAAGCGTGGGAACTCGATGGTCACCTCTTCGAGCAACTCTTCAACGCCTCAACGATCATCGAGAAACTCGTCCGAACACTCGCCGCGAACTTCGAGACCGTGCGCGTGATCTGCGAGTTCGGTAATCACGGACGCATCGGACGGTACGGAGTGAATCCGAAGGGCGACAACGTCGATCGCATGGCCTACAAGATCGCCCAAGAACGCACCGGCGACCTCAAGACGGTCACATGGCAGGCCTCGAACGACTGGTATCAACACTTCACGATCGGGAACTATCGCGTCCTGCTCGTACATGGTGACGAGATCAAGTCATACTCGGGGACGCCACTCTTCGCGATCATCAAGCGAGTCTCGGCGTGGGCCGCGGGCATCGTCCCCACGTTCGACGACTGCTACATGGGCCATTGGCACAACCCGCTCTCGGTGACCCTCGGCAATGGCAACCGGGCCTTCATCACCGGCTCACCCGAGTCGGGGAACGTCTACGCCGCGGAACACCTCGCGGCGCAGGCCCGACCGTCGCAGAGACTCCACTTCATTGACCCGGAGCGGGGCCGTGTGGCCTCGGAGTACCTCGTATGGCTCGACTAGACGCCTCCCCCGTGTGGGTCGAATGGAAAGACGCTCACGCAGGCGGCGCAAACTGGATGAGCGTCGACGACATCGACCACGACCCTTGCATCGTGTGGACGCTCGGCTTCCTCATCCCCGACGGCAAGCCCGGACACCTCACGATCGCACAGTCCCTCGCCGACTCGGGAGACTTCGACTCGCCGCTCTTCATCCCGTCCGACATGATCATCCGTACGGTCGTAATGAAGAATCCACCACAAGCGAACACCTAGTCACTAGGGTCATAGTTGAGTCTGAGGAGGCTTCAATGAACACACCGAAACCGCCGACTCTGTACCTCGAAACACTCGAGGGCCAGAATCGGTTCATCCACGCTAAGGTTGTCCTAGTCCGTCAACCCGGAGACGGGCGCATTCTTCGCGCAAATCTTCACATGAAGAGTCCCGGGGCCGACGCATGGTCGATTCCCATCGAACTCACACACCCGCCCGAGGCAGAGGAAGGCGTCCCGGTATGAACCCGATCGCCGTCATCACCGCTTGCGCGTTTTTCCTCGCCGGATCGGTAGGACTGGTCACCATGCCCGCCGAACCCGGCTACGAACCTCGCAAAGTGTCCGAAACGACCGTCTACGCGACCATTCCGAGCCCGACTTCGACGGAGAGGCCTCTAGGAGCCTCTGAGAGCGACGAAACGGATCTTCCGCAGTCATGCGCCGAGATCACCCGTCTCGCGCCTCTAGCGGGCTTCAACGAGGCCGAAACTCTCGTGCTCGGTCGGATCGCATGGGCCGAGTCCCGATGCGAGACCAACATCATCGGCGACCGCGCGCACGGAGGCTCGTTCGGAATCCTTCAAGTGAACTCCTTTTGGTGCGAGGCGTCTCGCTATTGGCCCTCCGGCTATCTTCAAGCGGCACTCGTTCTCGAAACTTGCACCGACCTCTACGACCCGTGGATCGCGGTGCAGGCCGCGAGAGCGATCTACCTAGAGACAGGAGGCTTCCACCCGTGGACTACATACAAGGCGGTCGCGCCATGAGCATCCCGCGAGAAGAATGGCTTCAGATGACGCTCACCGAGCGACTCATTGAGCACCTCGTCCGAATCCCGGACGCCGTCGACATGACGCTCCTCGCCGACGATCTCAAGGAGGCGATCCGACGCATCAACACGCTCCGGCAACGCAACCTTGAAGCCGAAGCGGAGAACCGACGCCTCGAACGGCTACTTCACCAAGAGACGCCGTACTAATGGATCCCGTAGACGTCGACGAGATCCTCAAGCGAGCGCACGAACTCACGCACGGGCCACGCGGAGACACCTACGGGCCACCTCATCACGATTACGCGAGGGTCGCAGAGATCTACCGGGCCGTCACCGGCGGCGAGATCCGCGACTCGGGAGACGCCGCGCTCTTCATGGTATGCATGAAACTCGCCCGCATCGGCTACAACCGGGAGAAGCGACGCTTGCACGTTGACTCGGTCGTCGACTCGTGCGGGTATCTATGGGTGTACGCACAATGCGCGCAAGATCTCGAGCATGACGTCGTCTAGCAAGCGGAAAGGCTCTTCGGCGGAAGTCGCGGTCGTGAAGTGGCTCTCATCGAGAGGCATCCGCGCCGGTCGCATTCGTGCCGGATGGACTGACGATCGAGGCGACATCAACGCACTCGATGGCGTCGTCATCGAGGTCAAGAATCGCAAGACGCACGACTGGAAGGCCTACTTCGAGCAACTCGGGCGACAGATGGAGGCCTCGGATGCATGGAGTGGCGTGATCCTCTGTAAGCGTCCCGGGTACACGAACCCGGACGACTGGCTTGCCGTTATGCCCGCCGCCGTCTGGCTCACTACGATCCAACTCATCACAGAAACACAAGAGGAGAGCAGAGAATGGCCTTCAAGTTAGACAACTACGTTGACGTCCCTACCCGGCTACGGATGGCACTCGACAAGTACCCAGAACTTCGCATCGTCGAGTCCGGCTATCGCGTCGAGGAGTTCGGGCCGTCATCCGTGCTCGTCTGCACCGTCACGATCTACCGCTCACCCGACGACACGCACCCCGTCGTCGCATCCGCTCAAGAATCGCTCCCCGGCAAGACCCCATACACCCGGGACTCCGAACTCATGGTCGGATTCACCTCCGCGATCGGACGCGCGCTCGGCTACATGGGCTTCGGCATCGACAAGTCGATCGCCTCCGAGAACGAGGTCAAAGCCCGCGAGCACTCGAAGCCGGCCCCGGCCCCACGGCCCGCCGTCCGGCCCTCCGGGGAACCGATCGAGGAGCCGTTCTCGGGCGGTCATCAGATGGAGGCGGCGTCCCGACCCTCTGGGGACGCCTCCCCGAAGCAACTCGGCCTCCTACGCGCTCTGGCCCGTGATAGGGGTATCGCGGCAGGGAAAGGCGTCGTAGACGCCGTACAAGCCGCCGTAGGCCGCTCTCTGGTCAAGTTGGACGACCTCTCAAAGGCCGAGGCGTCCCGGGTGATCGAGGCGTGGAAGGCCGAGGCCCCGAACCTTGACGAGGAGCCGTTCTGAGGGTACTTGACATTGTCCGACAATGGTGATACATTGAGGTCATGGCAAAGGAGGCCACAATGAACACGACAGACACACTCATCCGAGTGACGCTTTCATCGGCGATCACTCACGATCACCTCGATCGGCTCTACTCGACTGACGATTACACGAATCACGTTCATGTCGACGGCGAGACGAGCGGTCGGATCACAGTCATCAAGTCAAACAAGAAAGTCACGACGATCGAACTCGATCGCAAGGCACTACTCGAGATGATCGACGATCTCGACTATCAGATCGAGTGTGTAGAAGATGCACCGTCGTTCGTCAAGGCTTGCAAGCGCGCGATCGAGATCCTGAAGGCGGTGAAGTAATGAACACTCAACTCGACCACATCGAACGCAAAGGAATGCTCGCCTACAAGATCGGCGACGACCTTCGCATCATGCAAGGAAACTTCCGACTCTCACTCGACGGACGCAACGTAGAGGCACGACGCATTCGCGGTCGCAACCGTTGGTCGTTGTGCTCGATCGAATCGGTTCACATCTTCAACGAGGTGAAGTGAACACCTATCCGCGGATCTCGTTCCGGCTCTCGCCCGCCCTCGACAAGAGGCTCCGGGCGAAAGCCGAACGCGAGGGAATCTCACTCTCGCAACTCATCAAGAAGATCATCGAGAAGAACGCATGAGCGAGCACGACGACTACCGCAACCGACCGCCGCGGCGGAACGCCTTCCCCGGCGTGTGCCGGTGCGGTGCTAACGTCGACGCTCGTAGCGGATGGGTATGGAAGGGAGGCGTCTATTGTCGCCGACCGATCGTCCCGAACATCTGCCCGAAGGCGTACAACGAGAACTAGAACGCGAGCCTCGCTCGTCGTCGTCCGTCGCGTGAGAACGGATGCAGGTGTAAACCCTCGCCGACTAACGATCGGTAGTTAGGCCGTCAGAGAGCCGGGGTAGTCCCATGCACGTAGACGCGGGTGTGGGCTAGTGTGATTCGAGCGATAATCGGACGGGAGGAGCCCGGGCGCGTTCTGCCCATTGAGCACCTGCGCATCCGCATTACGACCAACCGACGCCGCAACGCGGCGGAGGGCGGTAGTGGGGGTGCGGGGGAATCCCCCGCAACACTGGCACACTACGAACATGAACCGAACAAACAAGGTCTACAACGCAACGTGGCGCAAGATACGCCCGACCATCCTCGAACGAGACGGTGGCCTATGCCAAGTGCAACTCGAAGGATGCACCAAGATCGCCACACAAGTCGACCACATCCATCCGCTCGCATACGGTGGCGCACCATACGACCCGGATAACCTTAGAGCGTCGTGTTCGTGGTGTAATAGCGCACGAGCGAACCGCGCGAGGAGGAAACCCAGTCGACAATGGTGACCAACAACTCTGACGAATGGTACACACCGCCTGAAGTGTTCGAGACAATGAACCTACGCTTCGACATCGACGTCTGCGCACCAGCCGGTGGCATACCGTGGATTCCCGCCGACCGGCACTACAGCGTCAACGACAACGCACTCGAACAACCGTGGCACGGTCGCGTATGGATGAACCCTCCATACAGCAACCCGGGCCCATTCGTACGCAAGTGGATCGAACACGGAAACGGCATCGCACTCGTCCCACTCTCAAAGTCACGCTGGTTCGGAGAACTATGGGCCTCCAACGCTCACCTAGTCGTCCCAAGCAACCCAGCACTCAAGTTCATTCGCGACAACGAACGCAAACAGATCTTCATGCCCATCTGCTACGCCAGCATCGGCCCACAAGACAACCACGACGCCATCGCACGACTCGGACGCATCCGACCATGAACCGATGCCCATGCCAACGAATCGCGAACCCCATCTGCGAACCCGAACCCGACGAGGAATGACTGGCGTTTTTTCCCAAAACACCCGAATCCATCCCGACGTAGTCCCCGTAGATCTCTCTCTGACGTCTAGAATCCTGCCATGACGAACCGAGGCGAATCCGGGCAAACTCCGGCAAAGAAACGCAAACCCGCAAAGAAGGCGGAAGAATCTCGGCAAATCCCGGCGAATCTGAGCAACCGTGAAGCGGTCGAGATGACGATCGAGATCCTCTACGGCCTCGGTCGCCTTGAGAAGATCGACTCCGCGACTGTTACCTTGTGTAGGCTTCTGGCAGATTCCGTAGACGCGAACCCGACGTCGTACGGACTGTGGAGGCAGTATCGGGAAGCGGTGGAAAGGTTGAGGTCTATCGGTGACTCGGACGAGCAAGACTTCGCCGCATACATGGACTTCCTCGACTCCGAGATTCGCAACCCCGGCTCGAACCCGTAGAACGCGCGGCGGCGAGGTCGCCGGTGTCGCCAAACTTCTCGGCCTGCCGCTCATGCCGTGGCAAGAGCAAGTCGCGAAGGTCGCCCTCGAGTTCGACGGGACACATCCGGCGTACCGGGAACTCTGTCTCACCGTGCCGCGGCAGTCTGGCAAGACGTCCCTCATCCTCGCGCTGGTAGTGCATCGTGCGCTCAAGTGGGGAAGCCCGCAGAGGATCGCATACACCGCGCAGACAGGACACGACGCCCGTCAGAAGTTGCTCGATGACTGGTGTCCGATCCTCGAGCGATCGAAACTCGCGCCGCTCATTGACCGCATCTACCGGGCGAACGGCGACGAGGCGATCATCTTCAAGAACGGCTCCCGAGTCGAAGTGCTCCGCAACTCGATCTCCGCAGGTCACGGACGAACCCTTGACCTCGCGATTATCGACGAAGCGTTCGCCGACGAGGACGACGTCCGAGAGCAAGCATTACTCCCGACGATGGCAACGAAACGCGACGCGCAGATCGTCGTCGTCTCTACCGCCGGAACCGACCGCTCCCTCTACCTCAAGCGCAAAGTCGAGCAAGGCCGCGCCGCCGCGGAAGCCGACACCGGGAACGGGATCGCATACTTCGAGTGGGCCGCCGAACCCGACGACGACCCGTTCGACCGTGACGTCTGGTCGCGTTGTATGCCCGCTCTCGGTCTCACCGTCAACGAGCAAGCCGTCGAACACGCGATGAGCACCATGACCCTCAACGAGTTCAAGCGGTCATACCTCAACGTCTGGTCGGTAGTCGACGAGCGGATGATTCCGGGCAAGGTGTGGGCGGCGTGTTGCTCCGCGAAAGTCGCCCCCGCTGGGACGCTCTCCTTCGCCGTAGACGTCGCCCTCGACCGCTCATCGGCGTCCATCGCAGTCGCCGACCACGAAGGCCACATCGAACTCATCGACAACCGGGACGGCGTCTCATGGGTCGCGAACCGTGTTCTCGAACTCGTCCGACGATGGAAGGGAACCGTCGTCGTCGACGGCTTCGGCCCCGCCGGAACTCTCCTTGACCCGCTCAAGCAAGTCGGCGTCCCGATCGTCGTCTACAAGACCGCCGACGTCGTCGCCGCCTGCGGCCTCTTCTACGACGCCGCGCTCGACAAGAACCTCAAGGTCAAGTCCGACGACCGGCTCGACAAGGCAGTCGCCGCCGCGACACGACGCAACATCGGGCAACAATGGCTCTTCCAACGCAACGTCCCCTCCGCCGACATCACCTCGCTCTACGCCACCGTCATCGCATGGCATCACGCGACGCATCGGAACAAGTCCGTCGCCCGACCCGCGTCGCGCATCTACTAGACTCGGGCAGAGCATGGGCGCACTCTCTCGTCTCCGAGACTTCTTCATCGTCGAGCAACGATCACTCGGGACGGCGTACTCGGCAACGTATCCGAACGTCTACGTCGACGCCGCCGGAAGAATGTCGACGCACTTCGTCGACGTCAACGCCGGAGTCATCGTCGACGAACGCTCAACGATGTCGATCCCCGGAGTCTGGCGTGGCGTCACACTCATCTCCGACGCGATCGGACAACTCCCACTCCACGCCTACCGCAAGAACGGACAGTACGTCAACCCGCAACCGCTCCTCCTCGAGCGACCCGTCCCAACCGAGACACGGATGGAGACACTCTCGGCGATGGTCTCCGCGCTACTCGTTCACGGAAACTACATTGCGATCCTCGGAGCACCCGGCGCGAACGGCTACCCGGATCAGTTCTACCCGGTCAACCCGGCCCGCGTCTCAGTCATTCGACGCGACGGCGAGATCTACTACAAGATCTACGACCACGAACACAACCCGGTCGAGTACCGCTCCGACGAGATCCTCCACATCAAGGGATTTTCGCAACCCGGCGACCTCGTCGGCTATGGCATCCTCGCCGCGCAACGTCAGAGCCTCGGCGGTGCGATCGCCGTACAAACCTACGCTCAACGCTACTTCAACGGTGGAGCAGTCCCGAACGTCGTCATCGAATCAACCGACCCCGACCTCTCGCAAGAGAAGGCCGAGCAGTTGAAATTTCAATGGATGCAACATTACGGCGGCATCAACCACGCACCGCCGGTACTCAACGAGACGACCAAGATCAAGGAGATCTCGCACAACGCCCGCGACTCGCAACTCATCGAGGCGCGCACCTTCTCGCTCACAGAGATCGCCAACATCCTCGGACTCCCGGGCTACTACCTCGGCGCACCGAACTCGTCGCGCACCTACTCGAACGTCTCCGAAGAGAACCTCCAACTCGTCCGATGGTCGCTCATGCCGTGGATCGCCCGCATCGAGCAGAAGTTGACCGACTACCTACCGCGAGGCCAGTACGTCAAGTTCAACCTCGACGCACTCCTCCGCCCGGACACGAAGTCCCGATACGACGCCCACAAGGTCGCCCTCGATGCCGGCTTCCTTACCGTCGACGAAGTACGCGAGATCGAAGACCTCGACCCAATGGAACCGATCACCGACCTCGAAGACGACGTCAAGGGAACGGAAGAACTCGACGAAGAACTCGACGACATGAACGAAGAGATGGACATCGAGACCGACGTAGACTCGTCGGAGGACACGGAAGAGATCGTATGAGCATCGAGACCCGCCGCTACGAACTAGACCTCGAAGTCCGCGCCGAAGGCGACGGACGTACAGTCTGCGGAATCTGCGTCCCCTACGATCGCGAGCAACGCATCCACGCAGGACTCACCGAAGTATTCCGCAAGGGTGCATTCGACGCAGTCACCCGCGCCGCTAACCGCGTCAAAATGCTCTACCAACACAAGAGCGACAACCCGATCGGACGCGCCACTCTGCTCCGCGAGGACGCCTCCGGCTTGTACGGCGAGTTCCGCATCTCCAAGACCGAAGCCGGTGACGAAGCCCTCGAACTCGTACGCGACGGCGTACTCACTAACTTCTCGGTCGGCTTCCAACCGTTGAAGGATCTCCGCCGCAAGGACGGCGTCGTCGAGCGCGTCAAGGCTCACCTGGCCGAAGTGTCCCTCGTCACGTTCGGCGCATACGGTGACGCCGCCGCGGTCGCCGCGGTGCGCGAAGTGATCGAGAAGCCGAACCTCGCCCAACTTGAGAACGTACTAGCAAGGATCAAACGATGATCTCAAAGGCCTACTCAGTCACCTCAACGCGACAGATCGTCATCGCCGCCGACGAGATCCCGCGCACGATCTATCTACAGATCGCCGGGAACTCCACCGTCTACGTTGGTGGAGCCGACGTCACTTCGTCGATCGGCGTCCCGTACGAGAAGCACTCGTCACCTCACACCGTATTCGTCCCACAGTACGAGAACCTCTACGCGGTATGTGCCGACGGAGTCACCGAGTCTCTGAGAGTGCTCTATCCGAACCTCGACGCCTAGCCGTCATGCCGTGGCACATCGAGACCAATAATCCCGAGTGCTCCGGATACGCGGTCGTCAAGGATGACGACGGCGAGATCGAAGGTTGCCATCGCACCCGCCGCGAAGCGTTAGCGCAACTAGCCGCGCTCAACATCGCCGAAGCAGAATGCGCAGACGATCAATCGCTCAAGGAGCGACAGGACTCGTACACGCCGAACGATGCGATGGTCGCCGAGGCTCGTCGCGGCCTCTCATGGCGCGAGGTGTACGGTCGCGGAGGAACGCTTGTCGGCGTTGCGCGCGCCCGGGACATCGTCAACCGTCGCGCTCTCTCGTACGACACAGTCGTGCGGATGCGTTCATACTTCGCTCGACATGAAGTCGACAAGCAAGGCGAAGGGTATCGACAAGGCGAACCCGGCTACCCGTCGGCGGGTCGGATCGCGTGGGCGTTGTGGGGAGGCGACGCCGGTCGAGCGTGGGCGAATCGAATAGTGGAACAGGAAGCGGCGCGCGACTAGACTCGCGTCAGGCCGCACCCTCGGCTCGCGCAGAGCGCACCCGGCATCATGCCGCACCCGCCACGCGAGGCAACGAGCACCCGGTAGGAACATCACCAACTCTTACCCCAAAGGATCAAACCGTGAACACATTCCTCTCATCGCTTCACGAGAAGCGGAATCAGAAAGCCGACCTCATCGACGCGACGCTCAACCGCGCCGCCGAAGAGGATCGCGACATCTCCGAAGTCGAGGCCGCGAACATCGCCGCCCTCGCGAAGGAGATCGAGAAACTCGACGAGCGTATCGCTCAGGTCACCGACATCGAGACCCGCAAGGTTGCCGCCGCCGAACTCGCCCGCAAGGTCGAGGGCGACAAGGTAGAGACCCGTCAGGTCGGCGGATGGAAGGTCAAGAGCGAAGAGCGCACCTACCGTCAGAACGGCGAGCACTCGTTCATCCGTGACGCATTCGCCGCACAGGTTCTCGGCGACTTCGACGCCCGTGAGCGCATCGCGCGCCACACGCAGGAAGAGAAGATCGAGAAGCGCGACGTCACCTCGGCCAACTTCGCCGGACTCGTCGTCCCGCAGTTCCTCACCGACCTCGCCGCCCCGTTCGCGCGCGCAGGCCGTCCGTTCATGGACGTCTCCCGTCAACACGCACTCCCGGCTAACGGCCTCACGCTCTCGATCTCGCGCGTGACGACCGGCTCGGCAACCGCCGTGCAAACGGAAGGCTCCGCCGTGCAGGAAACCAACATGGACGACACCAAGTTGGACATCTCGGTCGTCACCGTTGCCGGCCAGCAGAACGTGTCGCGTCAGGCTCTCGAGCGTGGCACGGGCATCGACTCGCTCGTCATGGCCGACCTCGTCTCGGCGTACCACACGCAACTCGACGCCCTCAACGTCACCACCTCGGCGACGTCGTTGACAAACACGATCACGCAGGTCATCACCTACACCGACGCCTCGCCGACGGTCGCGGAGTTGTACCCGAAGATCCTCGACGGCGTACAGCGCATCCAGACGAACTACTTCGGTGGCCCGAACTTCATCCTCATGCACCCGCGCCGTCTCGCCTACATTCTCGCCGCCGTGGACTCGACGGGTCGCCCGTTGGCAGTCCCGACGCAGAACGGCCCGATGAACGCGATCTCGGTCGGCTCTGGCTCCGTCGTGTACGGAAACTCGGGCTACTCAATCGCCGGACTCCCGGTCATCACCGACGCCAACGTCATCACGACGAACGGCGCAGGCGCGAACGAGGACGTCATCATCATCGGCAACACGCAGGAATCCCACTTGTGGGAGACCGCAGGCGGCTCGCCGTTCATGCTCCGGTTCGAGGACGTCAAGTCGGCGGAACTCGAAGTCAAGATGGTCGTCTACGGCTACTCGGCGTACACGGCAGGCCGTTACCCGAACGCCTTCGCACTCATCGGCGGAACGGGTCTCGTCACCCCGACATTCTGAGCCTCCCCCTAGTCGAGACCCGGGTCATCTACTGGCGATGATCCGGGTCTCGCGGGGTCTCAGAAGTCAACAGATCATCACCGCGACCTCTAGTCGCGTGAGTTCGTCGGCCCGTCTCGGCTCTGAGGATTCCGTTTCGCCTCCTCGCGTCGAGTCCCAAGAGTTACCCGCTCCGAGGCGGGCCGACATACCTCGCAAGAAACGAAAGAAGGC